TTCCTTTATATGTTCGTTTAATAAAGAAAGATAGATTTCACGCTCATAAGGCAACATATTTTCAAGTTCAGTAAGTGTGACAAAACTTTTATATATTGTCATCTTAAATATTAAATCATAATAAGTCTCTAAGTCAATATGAGAGAGGCATATTAAAAAAAACTTTGCATACCTTCTAGTGTTACTTTACCCTTCTTTTTAGTTTTAGGGTTAGTTACACTAACGACATGCTTTAATCTAGGCATTGTTGCAAAGAAACTTTGTATCTTAGCAAACTGTGCTTGTGTCAGATTTTCTAAGAAGTCAGATATCTCTTGCTCTGACAAATCATTTGCTTCATATGTTTCAATACCGTCTATAATTTGATGAATACATTGTCCAGTCATGGCAATAGTATCAGCTGCTTTAAGTCCCTTCAAATTTCTACCAGCAAATGTTTTTACTGTAGGGTATGTCATTACAATACTTACATTATCAGTTAATGCTATCTTGTTTGTATGTCCATCTTCCACTTCGACCTCAACTTTAGATAAATCAACTGTATGCTGTACTTTCGTTTCATTATCATCTGGGCATGTTAGGTTTAACGATACTTTCTCACCAACTGCTTTAGAACGTATCTTTAGAAAGATATACTCCATATCAAATGACGGATACTTATGTGGTTGTATCTTACCAAATGTACAGTTTTCAATAATCGTCATCAAAGCGTCAATCATCTCCGTATCGTCACCCTCTTGCGCTTGTAAAAGTATCTTTTCTTCTTTTACTAAGAAGGGTCTATATTTAATCTTCTCATCTGTGCTAGGTACATTAAGCTCAAATGTTTGTGTGTTTAGTAGTGGCAAAGCCATAATTTAATCTCCTTTATAATATTAAAAAGTAAGTGGCGGGAATATTTTACCACCAAATACTTTACCAATTGGAATTGACCGTTTCAAACCATTCAATACATCACGGCCGGTTCTTCTTAATTCTGGTGGGAGTCCGTTTAAGAAACCACCACCGGGTTTTACTTCTCCAGATGATAGACCACCAACTTTACCGGTGCTATCTATATCTAAGTCAAAGTTTAACCAATCTCTATACGAGAATGTAACTGTAATTGCAACATAACTGTTTTGAGTGCCACTATCGTAGTTGACTTCTCCTATTGCGCTTGGGAATGCTTCTCTCATTCTGATACCATATGTTGCTCTGTCTCTATCTTCAGCGACTTGAAATGACCCTAACTGAAACACATCTATTGGTGCTGTGTATTCTTTGTAGAAGTTAAACATACCAGTTTGATTGTCATAAACAAGTGCTTGCCACTCCTCAAAGAAGTTACGAAGACGTAAAAACTTATCACCAATAAACGTTGCAGTAACGTCACTATACTGTACGCTAGTAGGGTATTTATACGGCGCACCAGCGATACGATATGGACTTGTATTCAATGTTCTTGCTGGCATAGTAATATTAGTACACATCAAAGCAACTTGCTGTGCCATATCTACATTGTTACTGTTCGCAGTATTACCGGCATTTGCTTGCTCAAAATTACCACCACTTCTTGTATCTGTTTGTATCTTAGACGGCAATGTAATGTTGACTAAGAAGCGAGTGCCACGTGCCACACCCTCACCAGTTGATAACGCTCCTCTAAAACGATTAACTGTTGTTTCTGGATTTGCACGTTGTTTGATACGTGGATCACCGGGTATGTTATCATACTCTCTCCCACGTGGTAGTCCTAATCTTATATCAAACGGTCCTACTCTCTTACCCTGTCTAAAGATAGCCATTAAATCATTCTCCTACTATTTGAATAAACTGTACTAGCGCCTGCTTTCTTAAACTGCTGTACTGGCATAAGTATAGCGGGTGCAAAGTCATCTGGTTCTAATCTCAAAAATTTTGATTTGAGTTGAGAACGCAAGTAGTGTTTAATCGTTGGTTTAATTTCTTTGATGTTCTTTAATGCTTTATAGTTCCCCTTAAAATTTCTTTTGTCTAGTGTCTCTAATAATTTCATGCGTAGTGGGATAGGGAGATAGTGAAAATTACACCCTAAGAAACCCCCTGGTGCTGGTTGTATTGGTAGTACAAGTGGAAATATATCATAATACGGCAACAATACTTTTGTTTTTGGGTCATAACGAAAGAAGTTTAACGCACCGGGTCCCGGTGTACTGAACAATTTGCCAGAGCGCATAAGTTTAGCTGCAGATATCTTGTTAGATAACTCAGCAACTTTCTTTTTATACCAATTGATAGATAAGTCTCTATCTGCCGCTGCCGTACGAATTGTATCAAATATTGATTGAGTTGCCATAATAATACTATTTATGTCTAAATATGGACATGGCAAAGAAGAAAATAGGGAAGTATGTACATAGAATGCCGGTATCTAACAAGTATAGACCTATCAACAAGAGCAAGTACAAGGGCGACCCTACCAATATCATCTTTCGCAGTAGTTGGGAAAAGATAGTATTTAAGTATTGTGACCTATCACCAGCTGTGTTACAATGGTCTAGTGAGGAGTTTTTTGTACCGTATCGCAGTCCGTTTGATAAGAGAATACACCGGTATTTCCCAGATGTTTGGCTAAAGTATAGAAACAAAGATGGCATTATAACACAATCCGTGCTAGAAATCAAGCCTAAAAAATACACAAAAATGCCTCCTAAACCCAAGCGTGTAACAAAAGATTGGAAATACACTACTGAACAATACATCATCAATCAAGCGAAGTGGGAAGCGTGTGAAGCATACTGTAAGAAAAGAGATTATAAGTTTCAGATTATTACTGAGGATGTATTGAAACATTGGTCAACAATTCAGCCGTTATAACACATAAATAGTAGTATGTCAAGCTTAGCAAATAAACTACGAAGTAAGCTATTTGGCGGTATATTGGGTGGGTCAAGTCAAGCATCAGCAGCTGCTGGTGTAGATTTATCTCGTAAGACAAGAAGTAACACATCAACCGCACATTTAGATATAGATAAGAACAAATACTCATTGGGTACTGTGCAGTATCCAGATGACTTAGGTACAGCAGAGTTTGGTCATTATCTAATGTTTTACATCTACGAAGTAAGCAAGAGTAGATACAGCGGACCACAGACAACATCAACGACATCAACAATACAAGACCAAGGACAACGTGGTCAGCAAAAGACAGTATTTAAAAATCATAAGAAAGCAGAGGGCGTAACATCAAGCGCCTCAGCGGCATACCCTTACAAAGGGAATGAGAAGTTAGTCAAAAGACAAGAAGAAAAAGGATTAAGTGGCGCATTAAAGCGTAGTGGTCGTTTAAAACGTACAAGTGACGTGATATCACTCTACATGCCACCCAACATCAAGTCAAAGTACGGCGCAAACTATAAAAATAGTGAGACTGGATTAGCCGGTGTCATTGGTGGTCAGTTAGCAGACAGTACAAGTATAGACACAATGCTAGCAAACCTATCTAACAGCGGTACATTTAACACAATCAAAGACGCATTTATAGATACAATGGGTCTTAAAATAGGTGCCGGCATTACAAGTCTTGTAGGTGCTGGTGACTTAGAGGGTGTTATAAGAAAAGGAATGCAGAAAGCGTTAAACCCAGCAGTAGAGGCGATATTCCAATCTGTGGATTTGCGTGAATACAGTTTTAGTTTTCGTTTTACACCAAGGACAGAGAATGAGGTGCGTACAGTAGATAACATTATTAAGTTATTTAAGTTTCACATGCTGCCTGAGCGAGTACAAGACCAAGAAATAGGTCGTCACTTGATATTCCCTAGTGAATTTGAAGTGTACTATATGTTCCAAGGGAAAGAAAACACTTGGTACCCTTTCACGGCTGGCAGTGTATTAAAGAGCATGGACGTAGATTACGGTCCCGGTGGTGAGACACAACACTTTCGCCCTATAGAGACCGGTAACGGTGCGGCTCCTCCTCCAACAGAAATCAATATGACATTAAACTTCCAAGAGAACGAGATAATGACAAAAGAGAAGATTGTAGAGGGATTCTAGTATGTACTTTAAAAAATTTCCCACATATGAGTATGACGTACAAGACAATCAATATAGAACACTTATAACAGATATTTTACGCCGTGTCAACCTTAAAGCGAATGTCCGTGCGAATACATTGGTCTTTGATGAATATACCGTACATGACGGTGAGACACCAGACATTGTAGCGTCAAAATACTATGATAATCCACTCTATCATTGGGTCATAGTGACGGTCAATAATATTACAAGCAGACATGATTGGCCTATGGACCAAGCGTCTTTGACAGAATATGTCAATGATAGGTATGACGATCCAGATGGAGCACATCATTATGAGTTGGCTCAGACAAGTGGTGATACAACAATCAAGTTACAAGTCGCAAGTGATACAGCCGGTGCAGTAACAATTACAAACTACGAACACGAACAAACAGAAAACGACAATAAAAGACGTATAAAACTACTAGATAGAGCATACGTAGCGCAATTTAGAAACGAGTTTGAAG